TTGCATCGACGTATTTACCCATCGTGCCAGTTTCGTTGTTTTCTACCAAAGGTGCAGATGCTTCTTCGGTGGGTTCAGTTGTTTCAGTAACAACCTCAGCCTTCCTAGTGAAGTATGATTCCTTGATAGTTTCGACTTTCTTACGGAAGTCTTCTTCAGTTTCAAACTCAACCCCTTCAGCCAATGAAACAAGCTTTTCCTTTTGGGTTTCAGCAAGTCCAGTAGCACATTCGGTCACAATTTCCATCTTAACAAAATCTCCAATCCTCTTATTCAATGAGACATTAGAGTCGATCTGTTCGTTGAGCTTTTTCTCCATATCATTTAGCTCTTCAGCCATGCCGTCAAGCAGGTTGAATTTTTCTTCGGGTACAGTAAAGTTCTGTTCCACGAATAACTTTTTGAGCCCATTGAAGAATGATTCTGCCATCTCCGTCTTGATACCATGCTCAACAGCGAGGGAATTTTCCTCGAGCCACTGTTTTGCAGCATAAGAGATGTAGTCATCAACCTTCTCGGCCAATTCTGTTTTAACCTTTTCGACTTCTTCAGTCAGCGTAGATTCAAACGCTTCTTGCAACGCTTTAACTTCCTCGTTAACCTTTTGTGTTACAACTGCTTCAAAGAGTGTCTTCGCTTTTTCTTGGAACTCTTCGCTTAGTTCTTCACCAGCGACAAGAGCGTTAACATCTTCAGTAAAGTCGTACTTGGTTTCAGGGGTTTCTTCTTGGATGGTTTCTTCGCCATCTTTTACCTCCACGTCATCAAAGATCTTACCAGATAATGCGGCACCTACGTTACCAGTACCTGCGTCAGAAGATTTAGTCTTAATTGACTTGTCTCCTTCTTTTGCTGTAGAACCAGCGGCTGAAGCACCAAGGTTCTTAGTACCTTTAGCACCTTCTTCTGATTTACTATCGGTTCCCCCAATAGCATTAAAATTTCCACCAGATGTATCTATCTTTTCACCAGGCTTTGCACCTTGTTTGATAGCGGCAGAACCAGTAGCTGCGTCTTCGCTCACTTGCTCCATATTATCTAGCTCTTTAGTAGAGGTCTCAGACATTTGTTTAAACTCCGATTAGATCTTGCGTTGTCTTTATTTATTTATAAATCACAAACTCTTTAGAAACTTACTGAATGCGGAAACCTTCCGTTCTTGTATGTTTATAAGTGTTGCTTGATCAATTTCTTGCTTTATTTGAACAATAGCAGACTCTTTAAGTAATCCATTATCCCAAACCCATTCTTTTCCTTCCATAATTCCATCAACAAAAGCATCTGGTGCTGATGGATCTGCTACTATATCAGCAGCAGTAGCAAGCATGAAATCATCTTGCACTACGTTACATCCCTCCTCTTGTCGAAGAGAACCCATACCACGACTGGAAACACCGAGACTCACACCTTCATCAAGGAGTGACTTTGCAATGTTACCCATAGGGGTATCTAGAATCTTTGCACGTCCAATAAAATTATTACCTTCTGCTCTAAGAGATTCTATCTTATGAGAAACTTTATCCAAATTGATGGAAGGTCCATCTGGATGTCCTAACTCACCAAGAGCACGACCCTTACGGATGTGTCCCTCATCATATTTAGCAACTTCACGTTCAAGTGTTTTAAATGGATACTTACGTCCATTCTTATTTGCTATCTCAGCCTGAAGAAAGACACCCTCAATAAAGTGTGACTTCTTCCCATTCTTTTCTTCGGATAGAAAGTTAACTTCGGTTATTTCTTCAGCTATCAGTCTCATTTTTAGGTTCCTCTACAGGTTGTTCTTCGGTGGTTTCTGCACTTGCCTCTACTTCTTGTTGAGCTATCTCACCAGCAGTAGGTGCAAGTTCTGGTGGTTCTTGACCATCAAAAGTTTTATCGGCAATTTCATCAGCAGATGCTTGTCCAGTTTCATCTGGATTAAACCCCCACTCTTTTGCAAACTCTTTCTTCTTTACTTCAATTGCATCATACGCTGCTGCACTTAAAGCATCGTTAGTTGCATCAATAGCTTTCGATTTCTCGTCGCTAAAGATGTGATTTACTATTGTGTTTGCGATTTCACTAGGCATAATAATTCCCACGTTATTGTTATTTATTAAAATTCAGCTCTCTTCGAGTCACCCGAAGAAATACTAGACTTTGGGTCCGCTGTCGAACCTCCATTTGCACCATTTTCAGGAGGTAATGCGGTACCATCTGTCATAGGATCTTCTCCTATACCCATCTCAATTGCTTGCATGGCCATAGGATCCATAATAGTTCCTTCTTCAATCTCCTTCTTAATCTGTTTGTCAATCTCAATGATTTCTGTATCAGTTTGTTTAAGAACTTGACGACGTATATACTCAGCAGAGAAGTACTTACCAACATAAGGATCCATTTGAGCAACTTCGTTGAGTCTCTCATTACGGATTTCAATTTCCTTAAGCTCAGTGAAGTAGTTGTCAGCGATATAATCAAACTGAACATGCTCCTTCATGTCTTCCCAATCTTCAAGAGTAACAATACCCTTAAGGACTAGTTGAGTTTTCAAAAGATCTGTGAACAATTCAGAGAATCTCTTACGCAATCTTGCGACAAACTTCTGGAACTTAACCTCATCTCTTGTGATTTCAGCAGCACGACCTATGTTAAAGGTAGTCTCTGTTTCCAATCTTGAGTTAGGAACGTTGAGAGATTTGTATAATTTCTTTTGGAAGTACTTAACGTCTTCTAGTTCTCCAAGGTTCTGACCACCAGGTAATGTAGTAATCTCAGTTCCTCTTCCACCTTCTCTTCTAGGTAACCAGAAGTCTTCCAACATGGACATGAACTTCTTGTCATCCTTTATCTCACCAGTGTTTGCATCGTATACAAGTTTGTTTCTGTAACGACCCATTACTTCACGTAAGTATTGTTCCGCTTTATTCTTAGGAAGGTTACCTACATCAATATAAAAAATTCTTCTTTCTGGTGCTCTTGATAATCTGTAGATAACAAGAGAGTCTTCAATCATTCTAAGTTGATTGACTGCTTTAATCGCCTTATGCAGGTGACTAAGAGTCATGTTCTTATTCAAGTCTTGAATACCAGAGTGACAATATGTCACAGAATCAGGAGCAATCTTCATACCCTGATTGGTACTATTCTTTAATCCTTTTGGATTGTATAAGAAATATGATGCAGCCCTCTGTGTTAATTGGGCATTAAGATCCATACCTCTTAATTCACCTGGTTTCTTTTCCTCATACTCAGTTACTTTACGAATCTTACGAGGGTCAATGTATCTAAGGTCTATCAATCCACCTTTAGGATTTTTAGTATCAATTACCTTATGATAAAAAAGTCTCCCATCAACATACCATCGACGGAAGATCTCGTATGACCTGTTTTCAAAATCAAGAAGACGGAGAATTTCATCAAACTCTTCACGTATTAACTTCTTAATTTTTTCAGATACTTTTAAATTTGATAATTCTACGGTAACTGGAACATCATCAAAGTTACCACATATAGTCTCATTAACTACATCATCTACTGCACTATCACATTCTGGTTGTAAAACCATCTCTCTATAACGAGTGATGAGCTCATAATCATTACGAACAGTGCCGTCAATATCAATAGAATAGCCAAAGTATCCACCACCCGAAACAGGTTGTGAACCATCTAAACTATCCTTCTGAACAAAAGAAGGCCCCTTTGGAACCTTCTTTGCTCTCTCTAAACTAAATCCAAAGAGCTGCGACATTACTAAAAACTTATTGTTCCTACCTTATTTAGGTAGTTTGTGAACTAGGAGTTTTTAACAATTGGAGTCCAGTACTGAGTCTGGAGTTCAACTGTAAACTCTTCAACCGCATCATTGTTACCGAAGTCTAGGTCTATTGCAGCAATAGAACTTGGGAATACGTTGTAGAACTTATAAGATTTAAGAATGTTTGGATTGTCATCAGTCTTGATATCACGTGATAACTGGTGAACTTCCATGTCAGCGAAGTATCCAACTGCATCATCAGTATCATTAAGAGCATTACCTGACTCAGTGGTCGAAGTATAGTTCTCGTTATATGCTTGTATTGCTGCTGCCCATGTTTCAAATGCTGTTCTTAGTAAGAACTTACTATCATTCTGAATAGTAATTGTCCAAGGTTCAAAGGTTCTGTCTCCAGCGATCTTTAGAACACGTCCTCTAAAAGGTACTTCAATAACACCGATTTGTGATGCTGGTAGGTTTGCTGCACGAATTGTAAAAGCTCCTAGCTTTGCTAGTTCTGCTGAACCTGTTATTATCCCTGTCGGGAATGCCAAGTCAACTTGGAATAGATTAGGTCTTGCGAAATCCGATGTAACAGCCGCCTTAAAACTGTCAAGTGATCCTCTGCTTGCCATGATAGTAAAATTCCTTGGTGGTTATTAAATCCTGTCCCTTATATTTAGTATAATGAATATTTTTAGACATAAAAATAGCGGAGATAACTCCGCTATTTAAAATATATTTAACTGTTATTTACTGAGCAACTTCAGAGAATGCAACACCAGTACGTGTAGCAACGAAGGTTAGAGTAATGTAGTTAATTGTACGTGTAGGTTTCACGAAGACTTCTGCGTAGAACTCTCCACGATCTATAGCTTCTGGTGGGTTGTTGTCACCATCACACTTAACTAAGAAATCAGTTACACCACGACGACCTTGTACGTCACGTAGATATGGTTCGATGATGTTCAAGAACAATGCTCTTTGTGACTCATCGTTTTGCTCAAAGAGTTGTGCCTTAGCAGCACCACTTACTACACGTTCGATTGTAAGGAATAAACGACGAACGTTTATTCTATCGAATGCGGAAGCATATGATAGAGCAGTCTTATCACCATAAAGAACTACACCCTGACCTGGGAAGGCAACTATTGGGTTAATTCTATTTGCGTATAATGTATCACGCTGAGTCTTATTAGGTGTATATGCAAGTTTAATTGCATTTCTTAGAACACCACGTTGGAATCCAGCAGGTGAGAACCAAGGTTCTGCAGTCTCAGTTGTTTGTAAACATAGACCAGCAACGTCACCATTACAAGGAATGTAACGATAAAGATCATTATACTTGTCATAGATGTACTTGTATCCAGCATCAAATACACAGTAAGAAGAACTTGGAAGAAGTTTAAAGAATGCCTCTACGTTCTCTGTCTGTGTGGAAGCAGAACTTACACCAACAAGATTTGCTCTACGAGGAGAAACAAATACTAGGCAGTCACGACGTTCTTCAACAATGGATACTAGAGCAGTAATCTTAGCTTTAGCAGTTCCATCATCAACACCTGAAGGACCAGTAAGAATGTAATCAATTGTCTGTGACTCTGGGTCAGCAATTAACTGATATGCACTCTCAACATCTGTACTTGATACACTGTACTCACCACTAGCAACAGTGTAGTTAACACCATCTGCTATACGATAGTAGAATGTTGCGTTGTTCTTAGAACCAATTGTGAAAGCACCACCTGGGAAATCAGTTGTACCAGCACTAGAGCGTAGTAAGTTAAACTGACGTGAAGCACCAGACAATCCCCAGTTACCATCAGATGCAGTACCTGTTGCAGAGAACAGTCCAGTCTCATGATTACCCCAATAAACAAATTCTGAACGTTGCTTAATTACTGTCTTATAGTAGTTGGTTTCACCAACAGAAGTCTTAGCATCAGATGCTTTAGACATTCCAACGAAACGCTCAAGAACAGCACCAGCAGTTCCAGTTAGACCACCGTCAACATCAACTACAACAACATGTAGTTCGTCACGGAATCCACCTTGACCAGCAACTGATTGTGAAGTTCCAGGACGTGCAGCAACGTTAATCCACTTAACACCAGGAAGATACTCACGCTCGTTATACTCAACACGAACTGAAGTAACAGTTACGTTAGTAGAGTTTGTGTCAGCAACAACATCAGAAGCAGCAAAATCAACGCTGTCCTTATTGAGTGCTATGTATAGTTGACGCTCAATACCACCTGTTCCAATAACAGCAGTATTTGTTCCTGCAGTAACTGTCTGACCATCAGCGATGATACCAGTAACTCCACCACCAGGAAGACCTATTTCTAATTTCTTATTGTTTGAATCCCAAGCAAGAACTGTAACAGTTTCTTGTGAACCACCAATATTAATTGTAGTAGTAGCACCAGGAGTAAATGAACCAACAACACTTCCAACTGTTAGAAGTATGCTGTACTTAAATACTTTACCACTAGCACCTGACGTTGCACTTAAAGCAGCATCAGCAACAAACTCATGCTCGTTACCTGAACCAGGAGCTGGGAGAACAGCAATCTGATCTGCACCAGAGTCTGTTACAAATATACCAATCGAGTTACCTTTATGTCCAGGAGTTCTAGCTGACCAATTCCAGTTGTTGTTTGAATCTTCATAACTTGCTTCATAACCATCTAGGTTCTTGATTAAAGGAGCAGTACCACCATTAACACCGTTCTTTAATGCTGTTGAACCAACTCTAATAGCTTTTAATATACCACCATAAGATAGGAACTGCGAAGCAGTATACCAATACTCATAGTTAGCATCATTTGGTTTACCGAACTTCTCTACAAGATCTCTCTCAGAAGTTACTGTTACGACTTCCTCAACAGGTCCGAGTTCAAACGGTGCAGCTATGACACCCAAGTTCGCTGTCGATAAGCTGGTTATAGTGGTCAGGTCTCTCTCCTGAACTACTACACCTGGCGATAATTGATTTGCTGCCATGTTTATAAACTCCTAGAATATCCCGTGGACGGTTAACTAAGATTATTTATATTTTTGAATACTCACCTGAAGTCTAGCATGTGTTGTACATCTCCATATTCCGCAACTTCCCATCGCTCACCTTGAGCATCAAGAAAGCTATCTTCTTCTTGTCCATCAGACATAAATCCAAACGGTGCCATGTCCTGTTCTATAGAATCTCTCTGGTCTTCGTATATTCTTGCTCTTACATCATTGTCATGCATCTCTTTAAAATATTCTTGCATAGCCATCCACCCAAATATCACTAAACACATAGCAAGGTCATCGTGACATCCATCTTCTGCTTGAAAACTATTTCCTTTTTGAATGAATGTAGTTAGTTCCGCAATAGTATCATAATCATTAATGAGTAATTTATCATCTTCAATCAATGCTTTGAGATTAGAACAACCAACTGATTTAACAGCAGTACTCATCTTCACACCAAGTTGTGTCTTCTTACCTGAGAACCCTTGTCCTAATTGTTGACCTGCCCTACCCCTCATAGCAGCCATTAATAAATTTTCATATTCTAAATCGAATTGAATAATGTCTGCTACCTGTCCACCAATATCATTTACCTCACAAAGGATGTATGCATTATTATATTTCTTAGCTACATCAACTATAATATTAGGTAAGATGATGGGTTTAATTTCATTATTCTTATACCGTGCTATCATCTTATATGGTAATGTAGTTGAATCAATGACACAAAACGCAGAGTAATCCCCACCAATACCACGTGATACATCAACAGTGATAATATAATTATGTTCTTCAATTGGTTGCTCATAGATTGATAAACCTCTATTCGATAATATAGGGTCTTCATATGGCATAACCCTCAATTTACTTGCTGAGATTAAAGTGTCTACAGATCCTAAGAACTCACATTCAAACTCAACTTTAAACTGTGCTTCTGAAGTATTCTTAATAGTTTGTTCTTTCCATACATCATCTCTACCAGGTACTTGAGACCAATGCACTTCAGTAGGAATATATTCATTTGCTTTACGTTCAGCATCATGCCATAACTTATAAAACATATTCATACCATGTGGTGTAGATATGATTATGACCTTCGTTTTCTTACCAGAAGATATAGTAGGATATACGGAACTAAAGAATTGCTCTGCGATATGGTTTGGGACAAAGGCGAATTCGTCGAGAAATATAATGTTAAACGACATACCTCTAACAGCACTTGCTGATGTAGAAGCAGCCAAAATCTTTGATCCATTCTCTAACTCCAGACTACCTTTGTTCCATCCCAGTATACCTTGTTGTAACCATTTGGGTAAGTTCTCATATGATAATTGTAGCCTACCTAACATCTCACGAGCAGTTGCTGCTTTGTTAGCAAGTATTGCTACGTTAGTATTATCATTAAACAATACATACCACAATAGATATGCAGTAACAATAGTAGACTTACCAGACTGACGAGGAAGTTTTGCTATATTGAATCTATGATCATGGAAACTTTGTACCATTGTTTCCTGAAAATCATACATGGTAAAAGGTATAACACCTTCATCAAGTGATACAATTTTAATATACTCTCTTATAAAGTGTACTGGATCTTTAGCACACTTTAAATATTCAGCAATTTCTTTTTTAGAAAACTCCTGTGCTACATTTGCTTTCTTAAGATTAGGATTACCTAGATAAATTTCTTGCTGACTACTCATTCTCGTATTCCTCTCTTGGTATAGTCCACTCAGCATATAATCGTCTGGTAGTCACACCCTGTATGTTAAGTGTTACTTGATCAAGACTCGACCAGAGTCCCAAAGTGTCTCCTAATTTCACGTAGAGTCTCAAAATTTTTCTGTTTAGTGCCGCCATCGTATTCCCAAGCATAACCTTCCTCAATCATAAGTTCATTTAGTGAAATGGTAGCATCGCCAATGTAGAGCCAACCAAGAAGCCTACCGTACTTCCCAACGCCACCCTTAAGTTCAGTTCTAATAAGGAGCTCTTCATCACCTTTAATAGTTTCAGTAAGTTTTTCTTTTAACCAATTAGTAGCATCTATTCCCAATGCCTTCTCTTCAAGATCTCTTGTTCTTTTTTCTGGCGTATCAACTCCTGCAATTCTAACTCTTTCTTTCTTGTATAAATCAAAGCCGAGATCGATAGTAACGTCAATAGTGTCACCATCAAGAACCTTGTCTATCTTCGTCACTCGGAAGTTGTAACAACTCTTCCGACTTGGGGGTGTCATCCTGCCCATCATTCATCTCCGCATATGCCATACGAAGTATATAGTAAATATACCAAGTGACTGTTGCCAGAAGTATTATCAATAGTATATTGACTGACCATACTACTTGACCCATACAAATGTCTCATCGTATGCTGACATTAAATTATCAATATTATTTTTTTCTCTAAACTCAGCGACTGCTTCTCTAACCATTGGAGAGAAATAATCATGTCCAGCAAATAGTCCACCCTTTTTAACTTTTGGATACCATACTTCTAGATCTTGTACTGCCTGTTCCTTTGTTAGGTAAGCATCTAAAAATATAAAATCCAATTCACCATCTTCAACCTTTTCGGCTGCAGCATTACTATCCATTTCCAAGAACCTAATCTTATCTTTAAGTTCTGGGTTAATATGATTCAAACGATGAAAACAATATAGTTTAACAAACTCTATATCCTTTTCATCAAATTGCATAGTAGGCAAATCTTTATTTGTAGTAGATGCATTCATATAATCATCAAATGGTTTATATGCATCTACACCATATAGCGTTTTAATATTTGGGCAATTAAAAAGCATGGTTAGAAAAGAGTCTCCTCGTAAAACACCGAGTTCGAGACCAACTAAATCTTTACCATGCAAATTAATTACAGGAACCATAGACCTTATGTCGGCTCCTAATGCACCTGTATAATCATAATAAGGATTTACTTGTTTTCCATCTTCTCTTAAATGAACTGGAAACCCAATTGGATATGTATCCGCAATATCCGTAGCTGCTGCTACATCAACCCAAGCCATAATTTAATAGTTTAATTAATGTTATTTATGGTGGTGTCACGACGTTGTTTGTACCATAATCTTGACCTATTCTCTTGATAGTAACAGGTCTTCTAAACATCCTTTTTAATAACTTAAGCATATGCTTGGGCAGCAAGAGTTGCTGCTAATCCCAAAGATGTTCCCATGATGGTGAGTCTACTCATCCACCACATAATTTCATGTTTGTTCATCGGCCCATTGGGACTATGCCCATTAAGTAATCTAAACCTGATTCGTTTGTGCAAGAATCCACAAAAGAAGGATGCTCCTGTAGAAAGGGAACATCCTCTTGTGCATCTTTAATAGCTTCGTACGAGTTTTTTGCATACTCGCAAATATAATGACGATGCTGTTCTGCATCGTGATACCCTACGGTATAGTGTGACAGGGGCATGATTTTTCAATCCCTAATGTGATACTATTTAGTATAGCATGTAAGTAAAAATACGCAACGTGAGGAATCACTTATAATGATACGATGCCTTATTAGACTTACCTAATTTACCACTCCTTACCTTAGTACCTGAAGTTTCACCATCCCCTTTAGGGTGTTTACCTGCAGCAGACTTACCTATGTTAATTGACTTTCCAGGTTTCTTAGATTGAGTATCATGCAACCTTGCTGGTTTCTTTTTGTCTTTTGTGATGACTGATTCTTGACCATGCTTTCTGCCAAGACGACGCATTGTTTTACCAAACCTACGTTTTGACATCTTATCAGGTTTAGAAGTTTGGTAAGATACTTCTCTACCAGTACCTTCCTTTCCATCATCACTCTTGTACTTGTATTCACCAACACCTTTCTTATATCCTATACCTTTCTTCTTAAGATCTTTCTCAAGACCCTTTCTCTTTTCACGATTCTTACCTTCGCTACTTCCACGGTCAGCAGAAATATTACCAGTAACCTTAGTCTTAGACTTAGTTAACATTCTGGTTGTTGGGTTGCCCTCAACTATATTGATAAAATCTTTGTAGTACATAACCTTTAAGTTTTCTTTTTGAGCTAACTTGTTTGCCGTTGCATACATGACCTCCTTGTCACGATTACCATAAAGTCTTTTAAAATCAGAGGAACGACGCTTCATCCCCCTAATAATCTTTTCAGCTTTTTGATTAACGGCTGGCATTTAACCTCCGACCACTTGTACTTCTTCTACGATAACTGCACTTGTTGCAGCAGTAATCTTAACAGCACGTTTAATCAATGCCTTTCTACCTGATGCCCATGTGTAAGTACTAGTAGCAGATGAATCAATATCTGTACTTAACATACCTAAACCGTTATCAGCAGTTATCTTTTTACCAACAGTGCCAGCAGATAAGAAAGCAGCATTAATAGCAGTGTCTGTGCCATCATCAACTACAGCAATGTAATCTCCTACAGAGAATGGATGATTGCTAGATGTATCTTGAACATGCTCACCAACATAATAATCTGTAGTTGCGTCAGCAGTACCTTTTACAATCTTTGCTGTACCTGGCTTACCACCTTTGATAAGAATGAATTCGTTTTGTACTAGAGTTATTGCAGCACCACCATTGAATGAAACTGTGGCAGCACCTGCTGTAGAACCAACTCTATAATATCCTGTTTGTACTGTTTGGTATTCAGAAGAACCAGCGGCTACGCTGTTACTACTTAATACATTGAGAACTGTCATTGTCGTGTCTATGTAGATTCATCTTTATTTATATTCTTTAACATCTTTTGAAGGTCTGCAGTACTGCCAACAAACATAGCATTGGTGACATTAGTCGGACCTTTCCTTTCTTCTTTATCCAATTCTTTCATTTTCCCTTGGAGATCTATCAACTTATCTGTTACATCTCCGACTGCTTTAATTGTCGTTGCAGCAACTTCATAAGCACGAGGATGATCTGACGCTCGTGCCACATCAAGTATACCATCCACTGCCTCCTGACCTTTCATTACTAGCATATGTAGTTGAGCACGAGACATTTCATAATCCTGTTGTATATCAGGAGTTTCACTTTTCTTAAGTGCTTTGGTTTCTTCTACATGCTGTTTAAGTTCTGATGGTTCTTCACCAAAAGCTTTTTTAAGTCCATCAAAACTCATAATCAAATTGCCTCATCATTACCACTAATAGGATTGCGTTTCTTCTGATCTGTGTATTCAGAGTATATCTCACCAAATCCAAAGTCATCACTTGAATCTAGTAGTGCTGCATCATCTTCATCTATCTTCAGAATACCTGCACCATTTGCATGTCCAACAATAGATGAACCATTCCATCCTCTACCAACATGTAATGTACTACCAACGATTCTATTGATATGCATAACCTCAGTACCAATCTGAATATCATCTCCTTGTACAAAGGATGATACACTAGCAACAGATATAATTCCATCGTTAACATCCATTGCAGCAGTAAGAGTAGTAACTCCTACTCCATCCTGATCTGTCAATGCAGTAGGAGTAACAGTGTATCTCTTCTCTCTTGGTGCTGATGTTGTATTGGTGGTACTGTAAGTATCTGTAATAGCCTTCTTGATAACCTTGGAATCTGTAATAGGTCCGTATAGGTATGTCTTTGCAGTAAATGTTAGAGTGTATATAATTGCTCTACGATTTGCAAAATCTCCTTCGTAATCATCCTCATAATCTATGTTCTGTAAAACTATAGGAACATCTTTAGTTTCTCCTATTGTGGTTTGAAGTTTAACTGAGAGATTATAATGAGGTTGAAAGTACGGAAGAATCTGTTCAATGATTTGTAATCCGTCATCTTGGTTCTTTGATATAATTGCCAATTCAAATCCAATATTATAAGGCACAGGCATAAAAGCATTTTTGTTTTCATCTGTGTCTTTTTTAAATTTAATTTTTTGTGTAGGTGATACCTTTCTGGTAGCATCGTAACCTATACTATTAATCTCAAAAGATAATCTAGGAAGTGTTATTTGCACCCTCTTATTAGTAGGGTCTGGATTTTGATCTAACCTTGCTAAAAATTTCTGTTTCGGACCATATGCCAAAGGCACTTTCATCACTTCATCAGAACGACGAATTTCAATATTGTTAAACAATGTTCCGAAAGCCACGATAGTCTTACGAAAGATTTCATTGTATGAATAAGTTCCTAACATTAGATTGATACATCAGTTGAGCTTCCGACTGTTCCGAATGGATTTGATTCGGAGAAGTCTATAATATCATTATCAGCAGTCTCAAACTCATTATTTTGATCGTACTCGATATTTTTATTATCTATTGTATTATATGTAGCCGTTGTCCAAGAAGCACCCGATGAACCACCTGTAATTGTTTCTGGAACAGTAAACGTCCCAGATCTATTAATAACAATAAGTGTTCTAGTACCAGAATCCCAAGACTTAACTTCAGCAGTTACATTAGAACTACCTCCAGTTACAGTTTCACCAACTGTAAAGTCTCCT